TTTTATTATTTTTTTTATTATTTTTGTTTTTTATTTTTTTTTTATTTTTTTTTTTTATTTTAATTATTTTTTTTTCTATATCTCTTATAATTTCTTGTATTTGAATAATTACATTTTTAATTTTTGTTGTATCTATACAAGAACGACTAGATTGTTTTTTATTTATACTGTTAACATAATATCCACTTCCCTGACTACCCATATCAGCATCGTAGGTATCAAATGTTTCAGTTATTTTGTATTTATCATCGGTAAACATAACTATTTCAAAATTGTTGTCACTTAATAATTTACCAGTAATAATTATTTCTGGTTGTATTCTTAGTGTTTCATTTACAATAGGTCCTAAATCATATTTATATACTAAAAAGGTCTTAATAGCATCATTATATTGTTGTTGTGATATATTATCAATATTGATTTTGTTGATATCAATTATCTTAAACCCTTTACAATTTTTATTCCATCTATTTATATTTGAATATATGATTTTAAGTCTGTATGTAAACGCATTTATAACATTTCCGTTGATATGTGATAGACCCCAATTAGTAAAGTCATCATCATCATAATAATATTTAGTTTTTAAAATAGAAATACCATCACTCTTATCTCTCATATCTTCATAATCTCTCACAGAAGTAACGTTGTTACTATAATTTACTTGCTTCCAAAGAAAAAATTCTAAATCAAGCATTAAAAGATTTATAGGTGTTGTATAACAACCTACCCACCCTAGTAGTGGTCTTGTAAAAAATCGAGTTTGATACTGTTTTTTATAATTAAGATCTTCAAATTCAGGAAATATTTCTAAAAATGTTCTTCGATTTATCTGGTTAACCAACGGTAGTTTAATAAATTTTTTTATATAATGCTCAAAACCTTTATAAGAAACCGTTGTCATTATATATATATATATATATATATATATTTATAACAACTCTGTTTTTATTATTCTAAATATATATTAAAACATATTCTCGACTGTTTTTTAAATTCGTCGCATTTTAAAATTCCAGAAATAATGTTCGATAATAAAACGATGTTTAATATAAATCGTATATCTACCGACGAAGAGGATATAAATGAGCATTATATTGCATGGAAAAAAGAATACCCTATTACAATTCATCCAAAAATGACATAAAGAATTACTATATAAAAAGGATAATAAGGCAAATATATTTCTGAAAAGAAATAATGCAGCATTCAAACATTTTTTATGACATTTTAGAAAAATGATATAATCTTGTTTCTGAAAAGAATTGGATAGAAATCATCATCTAAAATGATTCTTATACCACGATTTTCATAGATATGCCTGATATTTACTAATAGTATATTCATTTTGTATAGATTTGGTTCTAGTATAAAATATTTAGGAATATATATAATGTCGGATTGTATAACGAGGTATAATTCAAAAAAAGTAACTTCACTTTTTAATAAATCTTGGAAATCGTTGTCGAATATGATAAAGAAGAATGGAGACCTCCCTAAATTCGCGTTTAGAGATTTTAAGAAAGGCTTTAAAAAGGGGTTTATGAAAAGTTGTAAACTACGTAGTAAATCTCGAAAAAGTACGAAAATTACTAAAAAGAATAAAAAATAAAATTATTTATGTATGATAATAATTCGTTGGTCATTTATCTTCATAAAAAATGTATATTACAATCAATTGCGCTTGATTGTAATATTATGTGAAATAGTATAAGGTGGTAATCGAATGAGTTGATAATCGAATGAGTGGATAATCGAATGAGTGGATAATCGAATGAAAGTCTAATGAGATTAATCATTCATAATTGTAATTTTTTTCTGTTGGATATTTGTAGTATCCAATCGTTCTAATAGTCGACCAATCGCGCAAACATATGGATCATTCAATTCAAATCGTATCCCTATTATTTTTACAATTAACCGATTTTTTTCTTTTACCAAACTAAAATCATGATGTGTCATATGATGGTCTCGTGATATAAAAATGGTGATTGGAATATGTCCGGATTGGTCAATTACTTCTGCGTGAATACCTGCTTTTGTTAGCGTTTTACACGTACATTCAATTTCCATTCCTTCGACTGGGTGACAAACCATACATTCATACACGACTTGATATTCTACAAGATCTCCATTTACTTTCCCAGAAGAATAATTTATTACTTTTACCGATTCTGGACGAATATATCCTTCCACCGTACACTTTCCCTCAGTATTAGATGCAATTATACGTTCTAAATTAGGTTTTATATTATTGCCGACCTCTGTAATTTTTAAAAATACTTTTAGGTTTAGTAGGGACTTTATATATGGTCCATAATATTTTTTAGGTTCATTATGATTCTCTCTCTCTGTATATTTCGTTGTCATTATATAGTAAATGATATAATATTTTATGTTGTTTCAGAAAAAGAACTATCAATTTTTTGATTTTTAATTGCCATTACAAATCCACAATCCGGTTCACCAGAGCGGATTCGGGTGAGAAGAACATCTTTGCGCCTTCTTTCTCCGTTTTATATCTCATGATCAATTCTATCATTACCGGAATACCAAGTGTACGTAAAGATAACGTATTTACATTATTCATCGCATACTCATCTTCTTCGAATTCTAAAACCATATTTAGTTTATTCACTAAATCGGGTTTTGGAGCTTGGTCTGCACGCGCCCCCTTATTATTTTTATTCTGTTTTACCATACTCATCGTTTTTAGTTTAAATACCATACCTATATTTGGGTTAAATAAATGTATAAATCCAACTAAAGGAAACATCGTTTCATATGGAATGACCCATTTTTTAAGTTCCGTTTGTATTCTATTTATATCCTCGGATTTCGCCTTTTCCCAAATAGATGCATCATCTAAGGATTGTATTAAAAATACCAACTCTTTTTCATCCGCTAATACGATTCCTTTTGTGTTTCGAATTTGCATTATTTTTTCATCGAAATATTGTTGAATAAAAATCATACTATCCGTTGGAATTTCGAGGGACTCTTTTTTGTAAAAATACGAGAGAAGGATTCGTTTTTCTTTATATGGTAAAATATCTAAAATATGATAAATAATATATTTCATAATCGATTCTTCTGGGATATATTTCTTTAATTCGTCCAAAACATTATTTGCGTGTAAATACCAATCTTTCTCGGAACCCTTCAATAATTGCCGTTTTTGGAAAACGAGACTTACCGATTTAATTATATTCCGAAAGATATGATCCTCTGTTATTTCGGCTTCTTCGGTATTTACATTCTTTTTCAGGACCATACCTTCCGGAGGTAATTCTAATAATAATTTTTCGCGTTTATAATCTACTGGTACAATACGTTCATAAACCGATGCATTCTCGTCTGTAATCTCGCTCGGTTGAAATAAGTAATATTCTCCGCGATTTATCATATATCCGCTACGCGTATACTTATCGATCAATACCTCCGATTTATTCTCAATAAACCGAGTAAGTGCATAATAAATTTGTTGTTCGGGATATGTTTTTGAAATATTAATTGCGGTAATCAGTTCTTGAATGTGATAAATCGATTTCTCTCGAAACAAATCTCGAATCCGTTTCATTAATGTAATAATCGACGTTTTCATAAAGTCATCATTATACGTAGACATATCGGTTTCGACGATAGGGAGAGGTCGGTTTATCCCACATTTATGGAAACATTCTTCCATATAATCACATATATCGGTATAAGGTTTATCTCCTATTTTATACGGAATACGGGTTCCGTTCGATAGATGTATTTGAATATTTTGATTTTCTACGAGAGAATATAATTTATCTTCTGTAAAATTGGTCTGTGAAATATTCAAGATACAATCTACCGCTACCTCTTTTAATAGTCGAGTTACGTGTCCAATTTTGATGGCTTTTCTCTCCGCGAGACGATATACATATAAATCAGCGGCTTCTTCTCCCGAGGATGTAAGGGATGCATGTAAATAAATCTCGACATTTCTTTGTTCGAATGGTAATTTACAGTGACTACCATTACGGACTCCGCGTCCAATAATTTGTTCAATACGATTCATATTATACCAAGGTTCTAAAATGTGTATTTGTCGAATATATTTAAAATCAAGTCCTTCTGCTCCGGCTTTTGAAATAATGACGACTTTTACCTTCTCTCCATTTATATTGTCCGTATTGGTCAAATAATTTATATCGGAATAATTATCTGGAGAGAATTCTTTATGCCCTGTAATCATCATATATTTTGCAGGTCTAAAATCCCCATTTTCAGGGTCTATCAAATGTTCGGTTTTAGGTTTCATCGTAATTGCATCCACGAGTTCAGTCGGTGGCTTCTTAAATAGGTTTTTATGATAACCAGTACTAAATCGAGAGAGTCCGATTTCTTCGAGAGCTAATGCCATAGGTACAGCCCCGCCATCAATAAATTGGGAATAAATTAGGACAATACCGGTAGATTTTTGAATACAGCTACAAATCTCGGCTATTTTTCTACTATATTTATGCATATATTCTGGTTTAAATATAGGGCCGTAACGTTTTAATACTTCGGGTTTATATTTAAAGGAATGCCTTAATGGAATCGGATTTTCTTTTGTAGACGCTTCTTCTGTATATGTCATGATGGAATTTAGACCCGATTCGCCAATAAATTCGGATATTTTATTTGCATTTATTTCTCTGATTTCATTCTCTCTGGTTTCATTATCTCCAATTTGATTCTCTCCAATTTGATTCTCTCCAATTTGATTCTCTCCAATTTGATTCTCTCCAGATTGATATTGTTGAATCATTTGGTCTAGTACTTCATTCGGATATACGATAATGAGAGATGCTAATGGACCAAGTAAAATCGTATATCCGAATCCTTCCATCGTTTCGAAAGATGTCATGTTTTTCTCGAATGAACGTACCATTAATTGGTATGCCTTCTCTTGATATTCTCCTATTTCATTTAAATATACCGGGATATAGGAGAGCGGTTCTTCGATTGGTTTTTGATTCATTTGTTGTTCTGGATATTTATTCGAGGTTAAACTGCGTTCGGGTGCAAACGACGACGGATAAACTCTATATGGAAAAGTATATGGATTCTCTCCTCGAACATAGGAAATATATCCCGTAAGTTTCCGTTTTAATAACTCTTTTCCATCTTCTTTTCCTTGGTCTTTCTCTTCATCTGTTATTGTCTTAAATAATCCATCTTTTGTAAATATATCCGAATTATTTATAGTGGCTCGTTTATCATTTAAATTCATTAAATTTGCTAGCCATACAATTTCTGTATGCGAATTATACATCGGAGTTGCAGAGAGAAGAAGAAGACGCATATTTTCGGAATATTTTGCAATCATATGTAATAATTGGGAAGTCGCCTTTTGTTTATTATCGGCTAAGGTTAAATTATGTATTTCGTCGATAATAATCAACCGATTATTAAAATATTTTTTTATATTATTCAAAATCATTTTCTTTTTCATTTGTTCGTCGTATCCACTATTATCTGGAACGGATATTTTACGGTTAATATAATTCGCGAATTCGTTGTATCCCATAAATTCATAGGATCTTCGAATAATCGTATTTATTTGAGAAATAACCCGTTCTCTCGATAATCCGATTATACTTGTTGGATTGATTTCATTTAATAAAGTATTTCCAATACATACGTTTAAATTCCAAACGCCACCTTCTTCCTTTAGTTTACTTTCATTAAATAATTGAACTCTAAAATTATCTTGTACATTTGGGGATGCGATTACTAATATTGTTTTTATTTCGCTCGTATTTTTCATATACGCTCTCATTTCTTCTGCTACGCCAATCGCAGAACATGTTTTACCAGAGCCTAATCCGTGATATAATAAAAGACTATTATACGGAGTTTGATAAGATAGAAAATTTTTTACAAATACTTGGTGAGGCATTAATTCGAAATCGGCCTCACACATTTCATCTGCTTTTTGTTTGATCGGATTGAGAGAACCATCGTATTTCGTATCTGAAAATTCATTTTTTGATGCTATTTTATAAGAAAAATCTTGGTCGTTTAAATCTGGATATAAAACATCCGGTTCCGTTATATTTTCATATTCGCGTTTTTCATTTTCTAACAAAGCATTATTTTCTGTGGGAGATTCTTCATTTATGATTGCTGGAACGGGTATTTGAGAAGAGTCTGATATTTCATAATAAATATTTTCTTTTTCAGTATTCTCTCCTGGATTATTCTCCTGTACGTTTTCTAAGAAGTCCGAATTTTCAATTAAAGGGTGTTCGGTTATCATTTTAGGATTTTCAATAATAGGAGATGTAGGGATATCATTCGTAGGACTAGAAGTACCCTCCTGAGTATTTAATACGAGTTGTATTTTATGCGTTTTATTCGATTTGATTGGTTTTATGCGTTTTACTCGCGTTTGTTTTGACATACACTTCCCAGAGGGTTTATCAAAATGTTCGCCTTTTGGACATCGTTTACGTTTATTGGCGGGTTCTATTGTAGGTGGAATATCTTTTGGAGAGGTTGGATTTGATACATTTGATACGTTCTGTGCATTCTCTGCATTTGTGGGTTGAAATAACGTATCTAACCCAATCATTTTCATAAAAGAATTTTTGTTTTTGACAGTTATGCATTTCCCAGAGGGCTTATCAAAATGTTCACCTTTTGGACACCGTTTACGTTTTGTTATTCTAGGTTCATGAACCATTCTCTTACATTCTATGGATATTATTTATTTATAGAATGTAACGTTTATTTTCACAAATCTAATTTGTCATTTTATATATGTTTAATAATCGATGAATATTCGTGATCAATTGCCGTTTTTCTAAATTATATGGACGAATACAATACATACATTCTTCATACGTTTTCCATTCCATTTTACTTACTTCATTCTTGTCAAAATGTTCTACTATTTTTGGCGTTTCCGAAATCATATTTAATAAATAATATTTGTTTTTATAAGATTTAAAATTTGAACCGGTAAATATTTCCTCGAAAGGTACAATATTCTCAACCAATTTGAGAGAAGCCGCTGAATATCCGGTTTCTTCTTGAAATTCGCGTAATGCACAATCATAATCTCGTTCGTTATAGTTTCGGCGCCCTTTTGGAAATCCCCATTCCGGCTCATTCCATATACCCATTTTATAAGATTCTTTTAAAAGCGTCTCAATCGAATAAAACGTATTCTGAAATACTACTCCCGATTTTAAAGTATTGAATTTTTCTTCGGATAAATATTGCTCTTTTTTGTATTGGGGTTGAAGTTGGGTATGATTCCATAAATAATTCCATAATTCGATAAATTCTTTTTCTAAAATTAGCCCTTTTTCGTACACTGTCATCTCATTGAATAAATTAGTTAAAAACTCTTTGTTATTAATTACATATTTTCCTCGAATAAAATCCATGAATCCATAGGTATGATTTCGACGGATCATTAAATACTGTACCTCCTTTTCTTGTGTCGTCTTAAATACTTCTTTATATACGATTGTACCAATACTTAATATTGGCATTTTACACTGATGATACATATGTCCAGGCTTTGCACAATTATTACAATATATTTTATTTTGGAAATAATTCATCTATAAATGGGTTTATACTGCATTATTATAATCCAACTCTTCTATATAGTTTTATATATGACGAATAAAAATCCATATGCCCCCATTTTTGATTCGATAGTTTGGGGTCCACATTATTGGTTTTTTCTAATGACAATTGCAATTTCGTATCCAGATACTCCAAATGCAGTTATAAAACGTAAATACTACGATTTTATAATGAATTTGCCTATTTTTATTCCAAATCCGGAAATTGGAAATCGGTTTAGTGAACTTTTGGATAATTATCCGGTAATGCCTTATTTAGATAATAAAGAATCTTTCTTAAAATGGGTACATTTTATACATAATAAAATCAATCAGATGATTGGTAAAGAAGAAATCTCCTATACAGAAGCATTCGACCGATATTTAGAGGAGTATCTTCCGAAACCCGTTTATTTATCCGAGAAATTCAAGGTAACTAAATATTACATTTTTAGCCTTTTTATAATAGTATGTGTTTTTTTGATTTACATTTATTGGTAGATGTATGTTTTCGCAATATATGATTTTCTCTCAATATATTAAAATATAGTTTACAATTTAAATGAGGATCGAAATTATAATATTTATTATTACTGTAGCATTAATCGCAAATCTATATACAGAAGGTAAATATCTTAAACAACTCACTCATTATAAAAAATATTATCAAATGGCTGGAATTGCGCTGGGCGGATTTTTCATATATTGGCTTATAAAACGAAATCCTCTAAATGCGGGGCAAATGATACTGGCATCGAATGAATATCTAAAATACTTACCAATCGATAAAGGCACGAGCAGTATGATTAGTCCAATTTTAGACTTTACTGCAAAACAGAATTTAGGACAAGGCGATTACCCATATGTAGATGAAAATCACCCAATCTTATCTATGAATAAAGGGGGTAGACAGTATGCAAGTGAACAAAAAATAATGAATTCCGGAGTACCGACAAATAATGCAGGGAATATGAACTCTGTTAAAACAAAACGTTCTGTAAGTGAAACAAAAAAGAAGTTTGTCGCCGCGAGACAAGGATGGAAATGTGGAGATTGTCAAGACCAATTGAATGCATGGTTCGAGGTTGATCATAAAATCCGATTAGAATATGGCGGAAGTAATCATGTAGATAATTTAGTAGCGCTTTGTAGAGATTGTCACGGGAAAAAAACGACAATCGAAAATTTATAATCGGACCATATAATAATATATTATCATATGGGAACAATTGATACAAGTAAACTAACACTCGACATGTCTTATATAAAACGTATTTTTGCGATGGCATTAATTACGGTAGCAGTTATATTTATAATTATAGTTGCCATGAATGATCCGAGTACATTTGTTATAAATACCTATGTGTATGTAATTATTATTTTATTTTTAATTTTTGGAATTTTTATATATTTTATTTCATCGTTTCAGGCGAAAGATCGGGGTCAAGTATTTATTTTTTTATTTTTCGCATTTTTAACGATCGGATTAATCATCGGATCAATCTATTTTATAAATCATTTAGGAATTTTGAAATTTTTTACACCAAATTTAATGTTAAATATATTATTAGTGTGTATTGGATTATTAGCATTATCTATTATATATATTTTATTTTTAACAAAATATATTGCCCATGGAACATGGGGGTCATTTATTATTAATTTTATTTTTTATATTCCGTGTTTATTCGGGGATATATTTACATATTTATTAAAAGATTTTGTAACTACTCCTAAATCGGTATTCCATCTACTTTTCGTCGAGTTCATCTTAGTTCTCATTTATGTTTATTTTTATCCAAAAATACAACAATCTACCATAGATAATGGAGTAGTATTAGTCTCTAATCCAGTTATGTTAAATATAAAGACACGTATTGATGGACCACTTTATCAATCATTTTACAATAAAATGGAGGATCCACTCACAAATAAAATCGATATATCTTCTCCATTACGTAGTACATTTTCGATTGGAATGTGGATTTTCTTAAATATACAATCATTCACACAATTGACATATAAGAATGAATTAAATTTATTTGAGTATAGTAGTCCAGATCCTAAGAATTGCGGGTGTACTAGTCATCCAAAAGTGACCTATAAGAATAACCAGAATGGATTAGATGAATATAGATTTTATTTATCTCCGAATGTAGAAAATACTGAATCGATTCATTATTCCAAATCATTACCTCACCAAAAATGGAATTATTTAGTATTTAATTATAGAGATGGAGCGGTAGATATTTTTATTAATGGAGTTTTTGAAACAAGTGTAGTCATTCCAGTACCGCTTGTATTTACGAATCAAGATATTATTTCAATAGGTCAGTATGATCTTAACGGTAAAGATCGTAGTGGTATTTATGGATCTATATGTAATGCAGTATATTATCGGAACATATTAACAAAAGGCCAAATTATTAGTAATTATAATTTATTAAATATAAAAAGTCCTCCGATATAAAAAGTCCCTGTATAATTTTTAACTATATATAGTATATATTTATAGATTATGGATGCTTGGATTATTATTTTAGGAGTGATTATTATTATAATCGCGTTTTTTTTAATTAAATATTATTTTTTTACTACGACTTCTTTAGCACCAAAAGTATATTTAAAAACCCCACCTCCAGATATTTCATTAAACGATTCTTTAAACCCTAGATCAATCCTTTATACGTTTGGCTCTTGGGTATATGTAAATAATTTTAGTAATGCAGTATTATATTCATACAATAGCAGTACGGATAATCCTAAAACGCAATTCGCATTAATTTTAGGAGGGGTTACTATATCAGGAAACGTAAAGGGTTATAAAAATAGTCCGGTTCTTACAGCAGTCGTGAATGGTAATTCGTCTGGTGCAAACAGTATGCATACGATTACAATAACAAATAATTTCCCGATTCAAAAATGGGTACATGTTTTAGTGTCAGTAGATACGATATATGCCGATTGTTATATAGATGGTAAATTAGTCATTTCGAGTCCTTTAAATCCGCAAATCACGAATTCTCCAAGTTCTACACCGCTTCTTTCATTTCAGCAACCTACACAAACCCTACCTGATATTTATCTTACAAAAGTAACACGTTGGCCGAATCCTTTAGACCCACAATCTGTTTATACCGAATATTCTGCAGGAAATGGATTAAGTCAAGGTGGAAATCTAGCAGTCGCATTAAACATTTCGAATGATAGCGGTTCTAAAAATTATGCAATTTATTCGAATGTTTAATGATTTCTTCCGATTTCTTTCGATTTCTTTCGATAACACCTGATAATAATTATATATCTATTCTATAATATATAATTATTATGAGCGAGATATTAAATACGATACAACAAACTACCTCAAATTTAACTAAATCTGCAGGGGATACATTTAATAGTTTACAAAAATCTACAACAGAAACATTAAATAGCGTGCAATCCCAAATAAGTGAATTTTCATCAACTACCACGGATACAGTTGCAAAGACGGGATTTCTAGATGCGAATGGTCTGATTGCAAAATTCGGGTTTTTAATTTTAGTAATTATCATATTTTTAATCATGTTAAATTTAGGAATACGATTGATATATTATTTTACGACTCCTACCTCAAATTGGGTCTATTTAATAAAAGGCATGATTGATGGTAATAATTATAGAATCATATCGCAAGATCCAGCAGTAACGAAAGATATTGTATCCCGTTCTAACAATCAAACCACCGGTATAGAGTTTACTTGGGCAGTATGGTTACGTTTAGATGGATTTCCTCCACCTTCTGTTGTCGCAACACATCAACCGATTTTTGTAAAAGGTGGTCCAGGATATAATAAAATGACTGGTATTATGACGGTTTCGAATGGACCGGGAGTATATTTTGTAAACGGAGTAAAGAATGAAGGATTTAATACTGGATTAACAACCCAAAATACAATTGAAATTATAATGGATACTGTTTCAAATGTAGATAAAGCAAATACTCAAACCATTCGTATTAACAACGTTCCTATTCAAAAATGGTTTCATTTATGTATACGATGTGAGAATAAATATTTAGATGTTTATATGAATGGTATTGTTTCCTACCGTTTAGCTTTAAATAATGTTCCATTACAAAATTATAATAATGTAGAAGTATGTGGAAATGGTGGATACAACGGTAAATTATCGAATTTATTATATTATAATCGAGCACTCAATATTGTAGATATAAATGGTCTTGTTTCAAGTGGGCCGAATACTACAAATGCAGATGCGAACAAAGGAGTGTATGGCGGAGACTATTTATCAAGTTTATGGTATACATAAATATGTATATTATCTATATTATATATATTTATGGCAGCATCTTATCCGAATATATGTACTGATCCTAAATTATCAGGTGCATTTCAAAATGCATTATTAATAAAGAAACGATTTCAATTAAATCATATTCCACCAACCAGATATGATAATCTAGCAAATAATCCATATAACAATAATTATACGCAATCTCAGTTAGATATGCGACGTAAAGCGGAAATTCTACAATATGCCGCGAATAATTCGAATACTAAAACCAATAATTTGACAAAAAAAGAACTCTGGGCTCAATTAGTAAAAGGTTCTACTCAAAAACGTTCCTTATCTTCTTCTTATATAGAATCAAATACTATTAGAACTACCCCTACTTCTATTTTTATACAAACATGTCCTTCTGGTACAATTCTACAGACTCCTACCTACGCATCGGATGTTCCTGGACCCATTATTTCATTATATTTAGATCCTGTCATACCATTATATAATTATAATAAAAATCAAGATGCATATGGAATTATAAATCAAGCCTTAAATCCATTTGCATACGATACTAGTACAAATCAAATTTTAAGATTTATTGATAATATTCCCCAAAATTCTGTAGTTTTAACGTCTATCTATATTGAAAATTTAAATATGATGTCTTATTCTTTTACAATTACATTACCAATAAGTATATACGTAAAAGGGAATGTAAAGTCGAATATTACAAATAATAAAATTCCATATGTAACAACACCATATGATGAATACAAAATAAACGCTCCGATTATTGCGAACATGAATGAAACTACGGATAATAAATCGGAGCCATTCGCAGTTGGCGTAAAGTATTCGAATAAATATTTAACCATTACATATGATATAAACTCATTAAATATAATAAATAATGCGATATTTGATATTTCGATGATACCAAATTATAATGACCCTAGTAATAATTATTTTTATGGAAATCAATATGTTGGCACAATTACATTTAGTAATTTTAAAGCAAAGTATAACAATTATATTCAAAATGGGTTTGATACCCAATATGGATATATTTATAATATTTTATTGAATACGATAAATACTTCCAAAATTAAGTATCTTTATTCGTACACTAATAATAAAAATTATAAAACATATTTTAGTACGTTAGAAAGTGGTTATTATGCAAATGTAACGAAAGATAATATGAACCAATATGTAAATTGTTCCGTCAGAAATCCTTCAATTTATTCAAAGTTGAAATATCAACCTTTAACTATTACATAATTCCTCCAATAAACCATTACGTTTTTTTTCTAAAATATATAATATTCGAGGGGTTTTCCATTCAATCGATGGATCATATGTAGACAAATCAAATTTATATTCGTCGATTCGATTCGATATTATAACAAATATATGTTTTAGAAGATTACATAGTCTCTCAACTTTCTCATCAATTATAGAATACCTTTTTGAATCCGAGTTATAAATAAAATTATCAAATACAAATTGTGGATATTTTAAGTATACTTCATATTCATCAAAAATATTCAGCTTATCTTCAAAAAATGTGGTTGTTTTTGAGAGAAAATACATATGATTGAAACATTTTAGCATTTTTTTATATTTTTCAATTTCACCGATTTCATTCTTTTCACCGATTTCATTCTTTTCATATAGACATTTTTTATATAACCATTCGATATCTTCTATATGAATATCTATAACCGTGGATGAATACTCTTTTGGAAAAAGTTTATCATATCGATCTTTCTCAAATCGATATTTTTGATATTGATCAGTTATTTCAAAAAGGATTCGATCTAATTCGGCAACATTCGAATATTTCGTATGTTCGTACAAAAGTACTTCGTATAACTCTTTTTCATATGGCATTTCCGTTTCAATATAATCGAATTCTTTACGTATTATTTGAACCTGCTCTGTGGTTAGTTTAGGCAAATAAGATCCGCCATATACATAACTAATTCCGAACATATACATATACTCTTTTACGATGGAATCCACTATAAAATCATTTTCGAAGCGTAAGGTTTTGATAATTTTAAGAGGTTTATATATTTTTGTAAAATCATAATAGATTTCGCAATCCATCATTATTTTTACATGGTCGGTTTCTTGAGAAACATAAATAAGAAAATGCGAATCTTCCAATTCGATAATGTAAATATTTTTTGAAATATCCATTTGTATAATAAAATAATAAATGCCTATTTATTATTTTTAATTCTTTTATTATAAATCGATTATTTACGCATTCAAATTTACGTCTGTAGGAACATTTGTAATTTGATATGCGGCATACTGTTGTTCGTCATAGGTAGGATGTGTATTTGGTAAAGCAGATAGATCTATTCGCGGAGGAATACCCATAGGGGTTGTCATATTTGGCAAAACATTTTGTGTAAAGGTTGGATTTAAGCAAGCATATTGAGATGGAAATATTTGTCCAGACATACATTTATCCGAGTCGGAAATTTCTATACATCCTCGTCTTCCTTGGTATTCGCCAACCAGACACCAATTTGCTTTTCCAGAAGTGATTGGTTTTTGTATTGGATTCGTAGTAGTATCTGGATGTGGCTCACCTGGGGATGGAGAAGGATTCTGTTGTGGAGGAGTAGGATGTTCATTTCTTATAATTGGGCCAATATTTGCAGGAGCTATATTTCCTTGTTTATTACTCGCTTTTATTAATAAATCGCTTCCATTATGTATTGCACCATTTGCAATATCAATACCTGTTTCAGAAGTAGCAGAAACAATATCACTTGTTTTTCCAATAATCCATCCGGTGGAATATAAAAGGTTAGAGATAAACTCTGATGAAAAACTTCCTAAACTAGTAAATAATAAAATGATGATTATTAATAATACAATTACTATTGTTTTCCAATCTATATTCGGTGCAGAGAATGTAGTATGATTAGGTGACGGATTAACAGATGTAGTTTCCATGAATTCCTATAATATATATATAAATAGAAAACAACTTTTGAGAGAATCAAATACAAGAGAACCAAATATTATAGGAAAAAAGGGATATAGATAGTTCGTTTCAAAATTCAATATAATTTATCATAAAATAATAAATGGGATTTTTTAACTTCGTAGAATCATTTTTCTTTATAAGTTTAGCAATAACGTTTGTGTTAATTATGATGCTCGTATATCATTTTAAAGAACGACTCACTATTTTAGAAAAGAAGACGGAAACCATAATGGATATTATGAATGGACTTTTCCAAGAGATGAATGTTATTAAAGGGGTATGTTTACAAATGCCGGTTAACACTCGCCCCTCCTCTGAATCGTATTCCAAAATAATTGTTTCGGATTCCGATTCAGAAGATTCAGGTTCCGAGTCCAATAGCGGGTATGATTCCGATTTTGAAGAAGTTGTAAAACATATTCAGATTGAGTCTTCTCTCGATTCTACTCTCCCTGTCGATGTTGATGAAATAATTGAAGTGATACCATCAAATACAAATGAAGTCAATATAATAGTAGAAATCGAATCCGAAAATGATGATCATTTAGAAGAGTTTATCGGGGAAATGGATGAAATGGATAATATGACGGAAGCGGATGAAATGGAAACTACTATAGAAGGAATAGAAGGAATAGAAGGAATCCACCAATCAGAAGAATCGGAAGATGTTAATGATACTACTATAAAAGAAGAAACATCGAGAGAAAACATGTATGAGATATATAAAAAAATGGATGTTTCTGAATTAAAAAGTATTGTTATCCAAAAAGGTCTAGCAACAGATGCCAAAAAATTAAAAAAAACGGATTTAATTCGAATTTTAACCGAAGTTTAAATTTAATTCTTTCTAAAATATATTATATAGTTTGTATATAATGTCTTATTTGTCTTTAGAATGTGCTTATCCTATAGATAATGGAAACGATTTAGTGATTCCTCGATCATCCTTAGGATATGCATCGAATGCTGTTTATCCTGGATTCCCGCCAATTATGATGGACGGACGTTCGATCGTCGCATCTTATCAACCAGAAGCCGTTTTGAATAATGAGCTATTAAAAGAAACTGGCATCCAATCCAACTGGCAATATCGCCAGTATCTCACAAGTTCTGCAAAAGATATTATGAAATATAATTATCGAGAATCTTCGAATGACGTTGGATATTTTAAACGATATGCAGATGCCCCTGGTACATATTCCGTGCCATTCTTATATCCTTCATTTATTAGTCAAGATAGACCACAAGGGTATCAATCGAGCGATTTAAAACAAACCTATTTAACGAGAGAACAATTAGAATCCCGTAAAGTAGCCCCTGTTATTACACAAGAACAATTTCTCTCTTTAGGAAAGTAAAGAATTGAAATGATATACCAATTTTAGAAAATACTATACAAAAATACTGTTATCAGAATATGGACCAATCATTCATAAATAATATATCTTTTAGAAAATTTAAAAGATATAGTAATAATTATAGATATGGTAATCAATATGAGGTTGCATTTATAGAAAATAATTTAATTCAAACTACATATAATGACTATTTATCTAGAATTTATAAAAAATGGGAAACATCAATATTATTTAACGATGGAATCAAAAACCGTCGAATGCGATATATGCGGGGAAGAAGGATGCAGATCCCGTATTTGTAGAGGAAGAATGATTGAAGATTTTGAGTATAAATCGATATATCTTGGAAAAGATTTGGATAAAGCATTAATCCGATTATTTCATCAAAGCGGGGGGGATTCTGTTATTAAATAATATATCCAGGTAACGGTTGGTAAAATATGTATAAAAATCATATGTATAATAACCACATTATAATAAATAAATATTTTAGATGTTGTATTACAATACTTTATTCCTATGAAAAACATAATTTCATTTACAATAAAGACAGCACTCGTTAATTTTAATAGCAAATACCAGTATTTTTTTATATTTGGGAAATAATAGGTTATAATAAACGTTGCATACACAAACGTTATAATTACACATCCAGTATCTATATGCCGAATGATTCCATTCGATGTAATATGCCTCCAAAATAAATTACTTGTAATATAGACAATAAATAATAATATTCCTATAATATATTGTCTATAAACCGCAGAAATAATCGAAGCGAAAAATATAACCGGGATTGAATACTGTATTGCTAATTTTGAAATATAATATGGTATAATCGGCTCATCTACCATCTTGGTTATTTATATAAATTCAACTAATTATATAAATGTAATTATATAATTTAATATACTCTGTGATTATGTCTTTAATAAGCTTTGATATTGGTATTAAAAATATGGCGTATTGTATTTTTTTAGATAATAATCCGAATATCATTCAACGATGGGACATTTTAAATTTAATGGAAAAAGAAGAATCCATCGAAAAATGTACCAATTCTCTCAAACCGAAAAATAAAATAGTTAAAACAAAATCGAAAAAACGGATTCTTCAATTAAATTCGATTCTCGATTCGGAGAGAATTGGGGATATTTCAGAAATACCAGAAATCATTTGTAATAAAACCGCAAAATATAAAAAAATGGGAATATTCTATTGTGAAAAATGTGCAAAATCCCAGACAGAATTTCTTCTTCCAAAAAAACAGTATTCTGGACCTTCTCTCAAAAAGATGAAAATAGAACCCCTAGAAACTTTCGCAAAAACATTCATCGCCGAAATTCCGAAAACAAAACGCGCAATTATTGAATTATTGACGGAGTATTTCGAGAGAATGTCTTTAGAACCGATAATAGAAAAAAAAGGAAAATCGGCCGGCGAAACCGATTTAATTACGATTGGCAGAAATATGAAAACATTACTAGACCAAATCCCAGAATTAGACGGGGTCAAGACGGTCATTATCGAAAATCAAATATCTACGATTGCTACGCGTATGAAAAGCATACAGGCGATGCTAGCCCAAACATTTATAATGCGAAATCCTGAAATCGAAATTGAGTTTGTTTCATCGTCAAATAAATTAAAGGGATTTCTTTTGGAAAATCGAGAGAAACCTGAAAATCAGGAAAATCGAGAGAAATCCAAAAAACAAGTATATAAACAACATAAAATGGATGGGATTCGATATACCTCAGAAATGATTGAGAAGAGCGAAGAATTAAAAAAATGGCTACCTACATTTCATTCATCCAAAAAAAAAGATGATTTAGCGGATGCATTTTTACAAGGAATATGGTATTTGAAAAAGAGTTCTAATTCTATTTAACACCAATATTATAAAATATCTATAAATAATATATAATATGAAAGAACAATCACTCTCAAATAATATTTTAATGAGATCGATAAAACTATTTGATATAGGATATATAAATGTATTAAATGTTTTTTTTGCAATTACAATTGCACAATTTGTAGATAAAACTATGGGAAAATATGACGAAGAAAATGCATCTAAAATTCCGTTATGGAAATTAATGATTGAATTTTTGGTATTAATCTGGATTTATGGAATTATTATATACACAGTTCGTAATTTAATTGGAGTCATGCCTTTTCCGTTGAATGGATATCAAGGATATGACCATTTTAAAGTAAAAGAACTTAATATGCCGATTGTATTTTCATTTATATTTGTTTTATTTTGTCAATATTTTAAAGATAGATGTGCATATTTCTATAAAAGATTGACACAAAATATTACACCGAAAGAATTACCCCCTACCGAAAAGAAAAATGTAAATAATTTAGTATAACATTTTTTTGAGAATAGTACAACCATTCTCCATTTACTTCTCAAATGGTTTAAAGTTGTAAATATTGTCTATCTGAGAATTGGATGGGGTTACGTTTAATCGTTTTTCACGGAATTTCGCATCTACCGAAATTTCTAGTTGAGATTCGATATCGACTACTGTTTTTTTGGGATTCTTCATGGATTTTGTATTTATGATTTTCTCGGTGTCTAAAACATAAATAGCATAACCATTCAAAGCTTGAGGTCTTAAATAATGTTCATATCTGAATTTTACAGGTCCGTTTAAAATATAGTTTTTGATATATTCGCCCATTCTGTTGTGGTGATTATTAGGGTTTAATATCAGAATTATACGTATTTCAATTTTCTATTATATAAAATAATAGAAAATGGTAAAATTATTTGCAATTACTGAAAAAATCGTCATATACATTTTTACAATCATAATTATTTTCTGTAACACACTTCTCTAATTTTATTTTTAATTCGTTACAGACATTATTTATTTCGATTGTATTTATTTCGTTCGGTTTATCATTCATTTTTTTTTCGGGTTCATTATTGCTCATAAAAATACGATCGCTTATTTTATGAGCAATACTAGAACCAATACCGAATCCAAATCCAGATAGGATTGAATCTTTGAACGAATTACCATTTTGTTGAGGTTGTAAAGGAGGGGTATGTAGAGGAGCGGGAGGGGGAGGTACAGAAGGAGACGGGTAAGACTTATTCGATTTAGGTTGTTGTTTACTATTTCTTCTAAACATATATAATATTCATAAAGAATTAATATTTAAGCATTTTGCGAAGAATCTTTATATGGTTACAATATACCCTACATTACAAACTACACTAGATTACTTGAATACAATACTACGTGGTCTACATGTATAAGAATTAAAAATCCATCTATGTAAATGAAGCTATTATTTGATAAATTTTTTTCATATTGGGCGTTTACGTGGTTTTTATTATATTCTTTTTTAGATCATTCCTTCCATATACCTTCTCCAAAATTAGCATTAGAGATTGCATTCTTGGAAAATATATTCGAATTTATGTATCTTATAAGTGTGAATTTAGACGTTTTACTATTATTCAAATTTTTATTGATGTTAGTATTATTCAAAGTGATCCCGATTTATCTTCTAAGAAAAGTGCCATTAGCGATCCCGAGAGATATTTATATTTTAATATTCGTATTTATGATATATGTGATTTATTTACATTTAACGGGTACGAGTTTATATGATGTATATAAGGAAACAAATAAATCGTTAACGGAGAAAAAAAACGATACCCCTTTTTACAAATTCATCGATTGGGTTTTCGGATTCTTTCAAAAAGAATGGGTTCATTAGAAAATGACTTTCTCCATATTTACTTTTGGCAGTTTCTCTCTAAAATTCTGGATGCAACTTTTTCGTTTTTCAAAAATCGCAGTTTCTTTATTCGACATTTTTGAGAGATCTTTTATTTTTGGATGAAATATCTTTTTTTGTTGTTTGAGAGATCTTTTCAAGGGGGACTTTAATTTTAGACAAATGCCCGTCTTTTTATTTCGTGTCTCGCCTTTTGAACACCGTTTTGTTTTATTTTTAGGAGAATCGACCTTGTTTGTTACGGGGTCTACAATATCTCCTTCAACGAATGGTTCTCTTGGAGATTTTATCTTTTCTGTTAGGACACCCTTTGTTTTTTTAGGAGATTTTATCTTTTCGCAAATGCCTGTCTTTGGGTTCCGTCTCTCACCCTTCGGACATCGCTTCGTTTTATTTTTTGGTGATCCTTCACTCATTATAATATATTATAATGATAATTTAAAAATAGAAAATTGATTTATTCTAAAATAAATAGTTAATAACTATTCTAAAATAAATGATATTTCATAATGGTGTATTTAAGAAATTAACTGAAAAAAAGAAAGATCCAAAATATTATTATACTTGGGAAGGAAAAATAAATAAATGCGATGCGATCTATGTAGACTATTTACAAAATAATATTGTAAAGTATTCAAATTCTGATCAAGAAGAACAATATGGAAAAGTGATTGGCAAATATCCTTCATTTGAAAACGGGTGCGTTCATTACAATATACGATCATTAATCGAAGATCCACCAAAAAATGGCGAGTCTGAATATAAAAATTGTGAAAAATATAAAATTTCAGAAAAACAGATAATTAAAAAAATTCAAGGTACTCATGAAATTGAACGCTTAGAAACTGCAGCAAAACATACGAGATATTACAACGCAAGTGTAAATGACAAAATATCATTAATATATATATATGAAACACTAATGCAGATATTTAAAATAAAATCAGCAATTTTACAAGAACTTATACAAGGTATTAGATATTCAAAAGAAAAGATATTATATGCAAATAATTTAATTAAAACCCCATTCTCATTTATTACGCCATTCAAAGAATATATAAAATTTGATACTGCATCTCGAATCGCAGACGCGTATTCTATAGATTATCCGGATATACTTAGGTTAAACGCTTGGGTGTTAAGTTTCATGCATAATGAGAAATCATTTTATATTAAAAAAGAAAATTTTCTTAAAATATATGATGATAAAGACGAGAAAATAAAAATGATGGTCTTTAAAAAAAATAAAAATATATCGTACCAAGAATTAATTGACGAACAATTATTGATTGAAAAAATAATCGACGGTAAATTATATATTACTACACAAACATTTGTTGATATTGAACAAAACTGTTCGGATAAGGTATTCGAATTATTTATTAGTGAAAATGTAAATGAAAGAAGTGAACGAATGCTTATAGAAAATCCATTTACAGGTCGATATGTTTCAGATAATGATATTGATGAATTTATAACCGAATATGAAAATACAGACGGAAAAATCAGATTAAATTTAAAACAAAAAGAGGCCGTAAAAAAAGCATTCATTTGTAAATTATATTGTATTACCGGATTTCCGGGTACAGGTAAAACCACTATTGTAGATTGTATTATATGGATTCGTAAAAAACTTGATATACATAATAATATTTCTATAGCAGCACCTACTGGGTTAGCTTATAAAAATATGATGAATAAACTACGCGAACATGAACTGAATGATTATGCATCTGGTACATTACATAAACTATTATTCCGTACATTTCCATATATTAAAAGTATTAATGTAACTCCTCTTCCATCTGAATGTGACGATTTAACTGAAATAAAAGGATTTATGAATAAAATAGATTTAATGATAATTGATGAAGCTTCTATGATTGATATGTTTATGTTCGAAAGAATATTAAAATATGCAGATTATTTTGGTTTCCAGTTATTATTGATTGGGGATACTAACCAGCTTCCATCGATAGGTCCAGGAACGGTTCTAGAAAATATTATAAAATTAGAAACACATATTGATATAGTGAAATTAACGGATATATGTAGACAAAACAGCGGAAGATTATTAGAGGCAATCAAAAAAATGAGCGATGAAAAAGAAACGGATAAAGTCGGAAAAAAAGATTTTGATAATGAAACTTTTCATTTTATAGATATTAACAGTAAAAGTTTGAACGAATTAATGGATAATTTAATAATCACTTATAATTTTAATTCTTATAATACAAAATTTATATGTTATAACAGCAAGCATACACATGCAATCAATACTATTTTACTAAATAAATTATTACAAGAAAAATATAATGGGAATTCGGATGAAATACCATTCTCAAGTTATTATAATGAAAATAACAATTTTAGAATAAATGACAGAATAATGTTGAAGATAAATGGAGATCAAGAATGTATTTTTCGTAATATAAAAAATAAAACAAAAGAAGCTAAAATGATATATCGAGCAAATGGGGATGAAGCAATCATTTTAAAATATTACGTTACTAAGAATACCGTTTTAATTAAATATTTGGATTATGATGAAAATATTGAAGAAGTAACTGCAGAAATATCCGTTTATGAATTAAAAGAAGCATATATGTTATCATATGCAGTTACTATACATAAATCGCAGGGTAGTCAATATGAAAATATTGTATATATTATGAAAAATAGTTATAACATAACAAAAAAAGTAGTATTTACGGCGATTTCACGTGCAAAAAATAGATGCTTTGTTATTTCCAATATTCGGGATTTTATAAATGTCCAATCGCAAAAAGAGGATAAAGCTTCATTATTTTTGAAAGAGTTTAAATCATATGAATTAGAATTTTAAAAATAACGAACCTTAAAATATTAATATTGTCGCGTAGAACTTAAAAATATTTATTATATATTTATCATAACAGAATGGAAATTATAGATATTGGATTGACTGATTTAGAACCAATAGAACTAAAATTCGACGATATGTCATCATCTTCAAATTCCGGTGTTAATTTTGGTTCAGGAATTGAATTATTAATGAATGATAAAAAAAAAAGCGCGTCGGCATCCACGAACGTGGATTTAGGCGATTTAGATAAATTGGAGAATGAATTGAATGAACTGTCATCAAGCGCATCTGATCATTATTCTAAATCGGATTCTTCGACAAAAACGATGAGCGGTCTTAGTGGATTCGGCTCTACATTTTCTAATTTTTTTGGAGGGTCTTCTGAAACAAAGAATACGGTTGTTTCTGAAAATACGGACTCTAATTTAGGACAAGCTACCTCCGAAAGTATCGGCAATACGAAAACATGGGACGGATTTACAAAACTAGGAGAAGTACCCGCAGCATCGATCAATATTCCTTTGACGGATAGAGAACGTCGACGAAAGAAACGCGCGATGCTTCAAAAATTACAAGATTGGTATGACAAAGGGCATATTAAACAGAACTCTCATTATACGATGGAATCTAGTTATGAAGAAATTGAAGATGAATATGAGACTGCATTAGAAGATAAACGTAAGAGAGAAAGTGTAAAACTACAACAGTGGTGGTTTATGACATTTGTAAATTCGATTGAATATGCCAATTCTGCATTCAATCCATTCGACATTAATTTGGACGGATGGGGGGAACAAGTAAGCGAAGATATTGATTCGTATGAAGAAATTTTTACAGAATTACACGATAAATATAAGGGTGGAAAATTAGCGCCGGAATTATCTCTCTTATTACGTCTTGGATTTTCGGCAGCAGTAGTCAATTTCTCAAACAAAGCACTTTCTTCCGCTACTCCGGCATTTAATGATGTGATAAAACAGAGTCCCGAGTTAATGCGTATGTTTACAAACGCTACGGTGAATAGTATGAGTCAACAGAGCCCGGGATTCGCATTTGCAAATAATTTGGTGAATGAGCAAGGTCCCCCTAGAAATATGGGTCCTCCACCAGCAGCACAAGATCCTAAAACGGTCCCTCCGCCACCAAGACCTGGTCAGACCCCGAATTTAAGCCAGATGCAGTTTCAAGAGAGACCCGTAAGACCAGATATTGCTATGGCGCGTGGATCGATGTTTAGAGAACAGGGAGTCGATGTGAACCAACCATATGATACGATAAACCCTCCACAAAGTCAACGACCAGAAATGCGTGGTCCCCAGAATACGGATATCGATACTATTTTATCGGGATTAAAAACGCGAACGGTAGATATTCATTCAAATCAAACACAATCGTCTTATGCGGATGATTCGGTAGTATCGATTTCATCTTTAAAAGATATGCAAGATAGTGCAATTCCTAAAAAGTCGAGACGTAAAAATAATTCGAGAACGACGATTTCTCTCGATATTTAATTCTCGATATTTAATTCTTGATATTTAATTCTTGATATTTAAGAAAAACTAATAAAAAATCGTATTATTCATAAAATCTATTTTTATTGATCTTGTAGTTAAAATGCATTTTATACAAAATTGAATTCATTTATATAATATTATTATAAAACATAATATTACATTTTTCATCATGTCTGAATATACTGAATTACATATTGAGCCTTCTATCGACTCCTCTATCGAGCCTTCTATCGAGTCCTCTATCGACTCATCTATTGAGCCTTCTATTGAGCCTTCTATCGAATCCTCTATTGAGTCCTCTATTAGTTCGTATATTCCAATATTTACGAATTATGAAAGGGATCATTATATTAAACAAAAAGATAAAGCTCATTTCACTTCTCCAGAAGAAGAATATTCCTGGTCCGAGACACAACATAAAACATGTTCAAAATGCAAAGAAGAAAAACTATTAATCCAATTTAATGGCAATACATCTGGGACAGACGCGTTCGATAAATTAGGATATAGGCTTCGTCGACCAGAATGCGGAGATTGTACAAAAAAAGCAAATAAAGGTAAAGATTATGCGAAACAACTCGCGAAAAAAAATGGTATTTCGTATAAAGCACCGGAAGGGGCTACTTGTGCGATTTGTTTAAAACTCCCTGTAAAAGGGAATGGTTTAGTATTTGATCACTGTCATAAACAACAAACATTCAGAGGGTATTGCTGTAATTCGTGTAACCGAAGTATGGGCGTTTTAGGAGATAATATTGAAGGAATCTTAAATGTCATCAACTATTTGTTAAAAACCGACCCAACTAAAATAATTCAAGCGGAAGATGGTACTCTTAGCATTCTTCATGAATAATATGATTCTCAACCATAGTATCATCACTTTCACCCATAGTAGTAGTTTCAGAAACAGACAACTTTGATAACGCATTCGTAATTCGATATTTTGATAATTTAAAATATTTTTCTTCTAATTCGATCCCGATAAATTTTCGATTCGTATTTATACATCCAATACCAGTAGTCCCAGACCCCATCGTATTATCTAAAACCGTATTTCCTTCATTCGAATATGTTCGAATCAAGTATTCTATCAGTTTTACGGGTTTTTGCGTTTCATGAATGGTATCGTATTCGATATCAAACTCAATCAATTCGTTCGGATAATTCGTAAATTTTTGTGTATATTCTGTGTCACTTATCAGTTTGTTATTTGGACCCAAATGATGAGATTGATTCAACATTTTTCCAATACGTTTTTCGCTGTTACGTTTTTTAATATTCACAGGAGTCAGACCTTGTGGATTATATGTCATATTCCCCGTTTTTCTAGAAGCCGCCGCAGCACCGCCACTCGAAAATACACATATATCTTCCGTACATTTCATCGGTCTATAATTCGCTAATAGGAACTGCGTCGTTTTGTTTTTTTTCCATATTAGATTATATTTGAACCACGAATAATTCGATGAAATTAACATACTTGTGAATGGCTGTTGTCCAAACAATAGAATAACTCCGGAAGGCTTTTTTATGATTCTTTTATAATGACCCCATAAATGATCTAAATTAATAATTGTATCCCATTTACATTTTGTAGTGCCGTAGGGAAGGTCGCATAGGATTAAATCGATACTATCATCTGCGATACGGGACATTTTATCAATACAGTCTCCAAAATACAATTGTATATTCTCGTTTATGAAATCCTCGGAGGTGAATGCGTCTACTTCTTGCATCTTTCGTTCTTTCTCGGTTTTTTTAACGGAAGCCGATATTTTAGTAGAGGATATTTTAGTAGTGGTTTGAGGGTTCATTTTCGTAGTTGAGAAGATTATATTTATTTAATTTAGATATTTTCAATTCAATTTTTTACCGGATTTATTTGATATATCGAATTTTGAATTTTTATATAGTGATTATTTATATAAAATAATCATTTATGAACCCGACTCCTAAAAAACGATGTGTTTCATCTTGTAAACAATTTCCAAAAGAAGAATGTAATCCCCCTCGATGTAACTATATCAACGGAACCACCCGTAAGTATTGTAGATTATCGAGTAAATATATTATGAATAAATCGAGTTGTAATATTAGTCGGCGAATAAAGAAAAAGGAAAAGGGAAGTCATGCGAGAGCCAAAATCGGGGAATTTCTGAAACGCACCGGGAAAATATTACAAATTGTGTGTTCAAATACCGGAGAATGTTTGAATTTTGGAAAAAAAATGGACGAAATTACAAATTTATTCAAAGGATTCACCGGTTTTGAATATGCGGTCGATCCACTTACACCAATCGGAAAACCTTCTGCGAATGGATTTATTAAAGAAATTAAATATGTCCGAAATAATTATATTTCGTACGCCGTATTGAAATCGTCATTAACAAAAAACGCGGATAATTTAGTATATGAATATTTGGTCGGAATTAAATTTATAAATCGAGTTATGAAACGATTTCCTTGCTTTTTACAGACATATGGTTTATATTTTTATAAAACGGAACTCGATCACAGTAACTTGTTATATAATATCTATAATAATACCGCCCAATTAAATAATCTCGAATTACAAACGAATATAAATTATGCGAAAGCGTGTCAACAATCAAAATTTGCATCTATATTAATACAGCATATTCATTCTGCGAAACCGATTTCTGATTATATGAATTCATATAATCCAACGATGAAACATCATTTGGTACATGTTCTATTTATAATATATCATACATTATTTTCATTAAAAACCACGTTTACACATTACGATTTACACGATGAAAATGTATTATTATTTCAGCCGAATCCCGGGAAATACATTCATTATAAATATCATTTAGCGAACAATACGGTGATTGAATTTTATTGTCCGTTTATTCCGAAAATAATCGATTATGGTCGTTCGTTTTTCGATAACGGAAATATCAATTCAAAGAAAATATATGATAAAATTTGTAAAACGACAGAATGTAAGCGTTGCGGCGATGCAGTAGGATTTACATGGTTAGACCCAGCTCCATATTTCGGAATTAGTAGTCAAAAAAAGAACGAAAGTCACGATATAAGATTACTTGACATGATAAATACGAAATTAAAAAAAATAACTGCGCCAAAACCAACGAATTATAATTTTACAAAATTAAGCGTAATGGTAGATAAAATTATGTATGGGGTTGGTATAACAAATAAAGACGAAAAACAATATGGTACAAAAGAAAATATGACCCTTCATCCAAATCGACGTTATGTAGGAAATGTGACCGATGCATATGAATATCTGAGAGAGATTATAACCCATCCAGATTCTATTGCCGAAAATAATCAGTTATTGAATGACCCGAACGATAAATATGGCACATTTCATATTTATGAAGACGGGCGATCGATGGAGTTTATACACGTGTAAATTCGTATAAATATTATAAAAATCAAATAATATAGAATATACTAATATAATATATTAAATGTGTAACGAAGATAGAGATATTTGCGCATTAACTGTGTTTTTATGGATTAGTTCTGTAATTACACATTTATCGGATTGTTGGGACGACATTTACTCAAATAATAGTATTATTCGTCATTCTACGGATACAATTGTGTATACCACGAGATATATATATAATGGAATTTTACAAAAAAGAATAGAGCCGAAAGAGGAGAGATGGTGGTCTGTGAATATCATATTGGACGGAGTATTAGAAGAGATGTTCATTTATGAAAATTCGCCGGGAATAATGAATGCGTTTATGATTTATCATACTCCAAACTATGTATTATGTTCGAATACGCAGATAACATATGATGACCCGCCAATCTTATCGACGATTCGGTTTTTATCGGTGGAGTATACGCATCCGGATATGGAACATACTCTTCAACTTACATTAGAACCTAAATGGTGTATGATAGGAAATGAAGTTCTTGGAAATATACATGTGCTAAGGATGTTGGAATATCAATTTATAAAAACGGGATATATATATGATGAGAGATATGTATTGAATATCATAGACTCGAATATTCGGATGTTTCAAATGAATGGAAGACAATATTTAAAAATAGGGGAGGAGGGGTATGATATAGTTGGGTAGATGGATGGATTTACGAATTTACGGATTCAAATAATAGTATGTTTTAGAAAATACTATTATTAACGGCTTGTTTTACGGTATTTACGACGACGTTGGGTCTTTTGTTTATGATTACGTCTACGTTTTGTTTTACGAGAAGAACGACGTTTTGTTCTACGTCTACCACCATCAATTTCAGTTATAGTACCCGAAGCGTTTTTAACTAAATTAATATTGTTTTGTAATGTTTTATTTGGTGCGTTTGGGTTGTTACGTATGGCTTGTGCTGCCTTCCTTTCTGATGGACCAAAACGTTGTTTTAACGTTAAAGGTTTTTCTAAATCTTTATATGCAGTTTTTAATCCATCATACATGCTATCACTTGGCTCTTCGGATTTAAAAACGATTCTATTTTTAATGACATCCTTAGATATTTGTTTATTTATAAATGATACTGTAGACCCTCGCCAGTAGTCATTCTTCATATTTAACGGTTTAAATAACATACTCAATTTATCCTGTTTTAGAAATAAATCATATTCTATTGTTAATTTATTTACGCTTCCTTCAATAGCGGTTGGAGCGTTTGTTTTTGTATCTGTATTATATACGCGTTTTATTTTATTAAATGCGTCGTTGTTAGTTAGAGGTTTTATAATATCAGTTACAATAGAATCTATTGTGGTACCATACTGTACAAGATCTGTATTAGAAGTTCCGCCAACCTTTAAAGTAGTTTTATTTATTGTAGTAGAACCAGCTGGAATATCCCCTTGAAAATTAGTTAACAATACATCTACATCACTAATGTATAAAGTATCTTCAGCATTATTTAATATTAGAGTGAACTTAACATTTATTTGTTTTTGAATTTCTTCAATATTTTTTAGAGCAATAGCTGATTCTGAAATTGACATCAGTCCAGCTACAATGGTGGACTCATTCTTATTCAATCCTTCTTGTATTTGTTTTTTTAAATTGGCTGGTAGGGTAGATGGTAGGTTGGCTATTGTAGTGGCATTAATTAAGTCAACAGCATCTTGGATGGTATTGTTATCAGGGTTTGCTATAGCTGCATCAATTATAGCAATTTTCGCCGGATCTGTAATCCCCGCAATACCAGCAATTGTTGTAGCGTTTGCGTTAGGTTTTTCAAGGTCGGTAATCGAATTTATAAAAATTGTAAGTGCACTATTTGTACGATATTGGTCGTCAGGTGGTAAATTACTAATCGAACCCCTTACTGATTCAAGTGTAGTGTCAAGTGTTTTGTCAAGTTCAACTTTGGTTTCAGATAATCGTAGGCTAGCAGATTCTTTTTCTTCTTGTGTCTGTTTTAGTACTTTATTTAAAATATCACTTGTGATTTCGGCAAGAATATCTACATCATTACAAGATGCAATAGCATTTTCTAATTCTTTTTTCGATTTTGTACTATCATGTCCTATATATAAATATTCATTTAAAATTTTTATTGTTTTTTCTTTGCAAATATTGGGAAGATTTTCAATTGATGTAGTTATTATATTTTTGAGTTCAGTTTGATATATTGTCATATCTCCACTTTTAAGTGTAACTTCCCCGATTGGGGTTTCATTTATTATTGGAAAAACATAATTAGTATTATGTTTATAAAATTTATCTGGAACTTTATCATATGATAACTCTAAATTTAGATTTGCATCTTTTAATTTTTTTAAATTATCATTTGTAGATAGTTTATCATTTACTTTTGTTTTAAAATTCTCAAGTACTACAAGTTCAGTACTCTGAGATGACGGTACAAGTGCATTATTATCGCTTGCCACCACAACTTTGTTTTGGGGTTGATTCTCCATCGTTATTCTAGTATTTATATCTGCATAAAGATTAGATGCAGGTTGTGTAGGGCTACTGCTCAATAAAGTTGGCTTTGGTTTTTCAATATTTTTTAATAAATTATCTATAACAATACGTTTGGGACTATCTTTAATAAAATATGTATGATCTAACAATTTAATAATATCAACTAATTCATATTGTACGTTAGTTATAGTAGTATTAATAGTAAATACATTCAAACTTGATATTGCATCCATATTAATGTATGAATAATTTTGCATATTTGTCCGAGTTAAGTTAATCGTGTTTATAAAATAGTCATTTTGTTTTTTACTATCTTTATATAACACTATTTTATCATTATTAGTATCATCTACTAAACCAACTATATTTGTTTTATTATTTATTACAACAGTCCCGCTAGTAACAAAATTATAATTATTATTAGCAATTTGAGTTTTAGCACCCCCCACAATTTTACTATCTTGATTAAAATCGCCCATAATAAATTATTCTATATATAACCGCGATAAAATAAACCCGTTCTCTCTAAACAAAAACAATATAAAGGTTTTTATACATAAAATCCATAAGGATACGATGAGTACTTCCTCCCCAAAATACCCCTTGAATGGTAAATGGAATCTATATTACCATTTACCACACGATACGAAATGGGATCTACAAAGTTACAATATTATTTTGGGGGATATTGATTCTGCCGAAAAAGTCATCGCGCTAAATGACGCAATCCCAGAAGCTACGATAAAAAAATGCATGTTTTTTCTTATGCGAACAGGAATTACCCCCATGTGGGAAGATCCATCCAATCGAACGGGCGGATGTTTTTCATATAAAGTACTAAACAAACAAGTCCCGGAAATATGGAAAACGCTATTTTATATGACATGCGGGGAAACACTTACCACAAATCACGCGAATTATAAATATATTAACGGAATCACCATCTCTCCAAAAAAGAATTTCTGTATTATAAAAATCTGGTTAAATACCACAAAATACCAAGATCCTACGTTTATTGCACAAATCCCGAATTTGCCTACCCAAGGATGTTTATTTAAGAAACACGCGCCGGAATTCTAAAAAAACAGGAATTCTAAAAAACAGGAATTTTAAAAAAGATATATCTCTCAATATTGTATTTTGTATTTTACAAAGTGTAGTATGATAACAACTTCTAAATCGAAATATTCAGAAGTATTATAGAATTATTATATAGTATTAATATATAATAATGCCAAAGCATAATAAAACCTCTAAAATGCAGAAAAAAGTATGTTCTGGATATTGTTGTGATAGAACGATGAAGGGTCTACAGTACTGGTATAAGTGTAAGTTTGAGAAACTCGGATGGATGATTCTGGCAAAAAAAGAGGGACTGTATGATAAACTTACACACTATAAATCCTCGATTGATCGATTGATCAAAGCGATTGAGCATAAGCTGGAATATCATGCATGTGATGAAGACAGAAAAGACGATTTACGTATTATGTTGAGTAATGTTCATACGTTAAAGGAACATGTGGATATGGATTTCGAATAGAATCATAAAATCTATCATTCATAAAATGAAGTATAGTTTAAGATACTCGGCGTAATATTGTCAATCCGTTATTATTCGTAAATCGTTCGTGTAGAACCCAATCCGAATTAGAATCTAAGAATTCCTGAACAGCTTGCCATAATCCTTTATTAATTTCTTGTACCGGAAATCCAGATACAATCGACTGTTGTTCTGCATTCCAACCACAACGTATTGTCTCTCCCTGCCATTCATCCACAGTAGTATCATGCATAATAATATATTTATTTGTGATTGGTGCAAATTTGGCTAACTCGCGTTTTAATTGCCCATAAATATGCCAAGTATCGATAAAGGTCAAATCGAATGTTTCGGATAATTCTAATTGCAAGTTATTTTTCCATTCGTATTTCATTACGATTGGTAATTCTTGAGTTACGCTCAATAATTCTCGAATATCACACTCATTAATATCATTCATAAAAAGAGTCTTTTTCGAAGAATTATTATTTAAGAGACCATTCGTAAATGCCCAGCTGCTAATACATCCGCGAACCCCTGTTTCAAAAACAGTTTCACATTCGGAAGCATATTTAGATAGGGTAGGGAGGTGTTCATTAATATCAGAATGCGCATTAAAAAGTTGAAAGAACGTTTGTTGAACTGTGTTAATAATATAAATAATATATGTATGTATTATTTATATTATATATAACAATAACTAGAATTATAATATTTAAAAATATAAAGTTTGTAATTATTTATCAAAAATATATTTTTTAAATAAACTCATTATATTATATGGATTATAATAAGAATATGCATTCCAATCATTTGTGTTAGAAATAAGTGATTCTATATTTTTGAAAATAGTAATAAGAGATTCTTTACTATTATATATGATTGCACGTTCACCTAATATTTTAATATGTTCTAAGTCCCCGCATGCTGATGTAATTATGGGTTTATTTTTAATAGAAAATTCGGCGATAGATAATCCGAATGTTTCACCCATCGTTCGTGCGTGTATCATGGCATCGCAAGTATTTATAAATTTTACTTTATAAAATAAATCTAGATTCATATCTAGATAAATAATATTTTCATGTTCATAAAATTTATTTGTATTCATAAATAAAAAATATGTATTTTTATTATTGTTTAAGAAGTCGATTATTGCGTGATGTGCTACATTTATATTAAATTCTGTAATACCACCGTATCTTCCAAATACGATAGCATCTTCTGGGATATTTAATTCAGCTCTAAGATTTTCGTTACATTCTGGTAATTCTACAATATGAGGTATTACATGTAAGTTAGTATTATTTTTCTCATTTATTTTTTCAGAAATACTAATATAAAAATCACTTTCTGGATAAGTAGTATCAAAAACACTATGCTTAATTGTTTTACAATTACCCCATATTGATTTATTTTGAAATTGATATATATCATTACCTCCGTGTGTTAATGTATAAAAAAAATGTAAATTATATTTTTCTATAATATTTTTCATATCACTTATATTCTCAATTTCTACTATTTCAAATCTTGATTTAAATTTATCATATGAAAATCGTATTGATGGGAATCCTATATTTTTTTGAGCAGTTTCTGTAAAACATATAATTATACTTTTATTATTTAATAATTCTTCATTATATTTTGCATAATCGTAAATGGCTACTTCTGTACCACGCTCGGTAAAATGCCTTATAAAAAATGCAATATTCATATATAATGAATTATATATGAATTATTTATATATATTTTATATGTATTTTATAATAATAGTGAATTTACACTACTATTAAATACGTGGTTTTTATTAATAAATAACATATCAATTTGCATATTAAACCCATTAATATAATGGGTATCTATTATATCATAAGAATTAAATCCAATACTATCCATAAATTGAATGTGTTCTAAAAAGGTAGGAACTCCTTTATTATATTGTCCAAATAATGGCAATTCTAATATAATAAAATCAGTTTTAGTTAATATACTTTTAGAACCTTTTAAAATAGGGATTTCTGCTCCTTGACAATCAATCTTGATTAAAATATTATTAGAATCGTTTAGAATATTATCTTGTAAAATAAGTGTATCTAAATCAATTGTCATTCGTTTATAAGTTTTACAATTTGTAAAATGATGTGTATTTTCTTTAAAAATAGAATCTCCTGTATTTTTCATTTCGTGCCAATCAACTTCTTCTATTTTATCGTATAATAGTTTATTATATATTTTAACAGATGAATTATTTTGATATCTATTTAATTCAGGATAATCTATTGCTTCAAATAAAAAATAGTTTGACGTATTGTATATTTGTTTCATGGAATTAGTCCAATTTCCGTGATGTGCACCAATATCTAAAATTGTATCGGGATAATACCCTTTGGTTTTTAATATTTGTAATTTATCAAACATTTATATATGTTATATATGTATACTATTTATACTATAAAATAACTATTTAAATATTTATTATAATCAACCGGTAAATACTTGTTATCTTTTATATTTATTTTTTCAATACTTATATTTCTATTATATAGGTCACAGTTATTTTTTATTTTTTCTTCAATATTATCTAAATCTGTATATATTGCTGTATTGAGCTCTTGATGTGAAAAATTTTTAATTTTATTTTGAATAAAATATTTATCACCAAAGTAAGATAAATGCCAACCGCCATTTATAATTTTTGAACAATTATAATTTCTAATATCACTACAAGTTATATTTAATTTGTTATATTTCTTATATGATATAATTTTACATAAAGACCATTTATCTTTAATTTTATTGTTTAGGTTATAGTAATAAAAATCCATTTCAAGTATCTGAATATCAACTGCTATACGAGCCTCTTTTATATTATTTAATGTATATGGATCAGGAATTTCGTCTAAATCCGATATTATTAATACGTCAGAATCTGATAAATTATTTATTTCATTTATGCCTCTAGATATTGCATTTCGTTGGAAATATTCGTTTAACCAAACGTTATTAGGGATAATCGATTCTTCACTTTTATATGGAAAATCATCTACAATAATATGTATTATTTTATTACTAAACTCTTCGAACTGTTGTTTATTTTCTTTAAAAAATAACTTTTTTTCTTTGCCAATAAATGTATGGGTAGATTCTACGATCACGAAATAATCTACGACATCATTTAGTATGTTAAGTCTATATGTTAATAGATCTAATTCGTTATAAAAAATAAAACAATCGATTATTTTAATCATAATATATTACGTTTATTTAATTATTATAATTTAAACTTATAATAATTCGGTTACCAAAATATCTAATAGTGTATATCTATTTTCTGATATAGAAAAAATAATTGAAAATATAACTCTAAGAAGGCGGCAACGGTGCCAAACATAACTTAATCTCTCCTAATGACGCGACGTCATACTTGACAATCAGCGGTAAATCATTTCCTAAATACATCTCTAGATTCGTACAAAGGGGTGTACATTTTATAAAATGACTCAGGGATTTGAGAGAAAACTCGCCCTGAATAATTACCGATGCATTCGGTTTTTGAATAAATTCCATATATCCATCCGATTCAGACCGTAAAATTCGGGAACTGGCGAAATTTCCTTCACACGAAAACATCAAATCATTTCCCACCGATTTTATCTCAATACGGTCCGATATTCCATTTAAATCGCGAATAATCTTTTGGAAATCCGCGGATGGCAAATTTATCACCGTCGAATATTCTACATCCGGAACGACGAGCTCTTCCGTATCCGGTTCTATCAATCGTAGTTTCTGATTATAACACTGACGTATTCCACCGTTATCGTATTGAAGTCCTAGATGTGAAACTACGCCGTCGTGGTAATCTGATTTTTCAATATACATCGAAAGAGTATCATCATTCGACATCGTTGAAATGACTTTGAATAAATGTAGTGTGTTTGCACATACAATTATTTTATCGGGATCACATACATATTTTTCGAATTTATGTGCATGAAGGATTACATTTACTAAAATAGTATGAGTTTTATCGAAATTTATTATTTTTAATCCTTCTTTTGTGAAGGTAATGGTTGCATCTGTTAATATGTCTTTAATCGCGGTAATTGTGTTCCGAACAGGTTGTATTTGAACTGTTTGAAGAGTCAATACATTATTTTCTTCATTCATTTCAAAAACACTTGATATAAACAATTTCGGAATATACGTTTATATTGTATTTTTGGAAATAATTGTTTGTCTTAAAAATTGGTTATTTGTGTTAAATATACATTATTACTTCCGTCGTTAATATACACGACATTCATTAGATTTTTACCTATTTTCAATATAGTATTTGGTGGAAAATAGATATTTGATTGATTGGCAAATGATGCATCAATTGTTGAATTTATATATATATTATATGAACCTCCAATCATTCCGTTAAAAAACCTGACAGATGTAATGGATGCAGGATTTATTGAAATATATCCGTATGGGGATTTTACAGGAAGATTAAATGAACCATCTCCCAAATATGTTATATTTGAGAGATTCAATAATGATGTAGATAAATCCGTAATGGTATTGTTTATAGAAGAAATACTCGAAGATAAATCGGTTATAGTTGAACTTGTTATTTTATTTGCAGAAAGGGAATTAAATATTCCAGTAGCTCCAGTAAGGACCCCGCTGAGATACATATTTGAACCGGTAAATCCAGTTGCACCTGAAGAGATAATACTAGGGACTGTGATAGAAGTGGATAAATTCATAAAAGATCCTGTATAAGAAGATGCAGATAAAGACCCAAAATATCCGGTAGCTCCCGTAAGGACACCATTGACATACATATTTGAACCAGTAAATCCAGTTGCCCCTGAAGAGATAATAGTAGGGACTGTAACCGAATTCGATAAATTCATCTGAGATCCTGTATAAGAAGGTACATACAAATACCCAAAATATCCGGTGCTTCCCGATACAGTAGGGACTGTAACTGAATTCGATAAATTCATCGAAGATCCTGTATAAGAAGGTGCAGATAAATACCCAAAATATCCAGTAGCTCCAGTAAGGACCCCGCCGAGATACATATTTGATCCGGTAAATCCAGTTGCACCTGAAGAGATAATACTAGGGACTGTGATAGAAGTGGATAAATTCATAAAAGATCCTGTATAAGAAGATGCAGAAAGGGAATTAAATATTCCGGTAGCTCCAGTAAGGACCCCGTTGAGATACATATTTGAGCCAGTAAATCCGGTTGCCCCTGAAGAGATTATACTAGGGACTGTAACCGAATTCGATAAATTCATCTGAGATCCTGTATAAGAAGGTACAGACAAAGACCCAAAATATCCGGTGCTTCCCGATACAGTAGGGACTGTAACCGAATTCGATAAATTCATCTGAGATCCTGTATAAGAAGATGCATACAAAGACCCAAAATATCCGGTGCTTCCCGATACAGTAGGGACTGTAACTGAATTCGATAAATTCATCGAAGATCCTGTATAAGAAGATGCAGAAAGGGA